CGTTGCGTTTAATATCTTTATAATCATTTTTCATCTTTAAGTAAACGGCTCTAGCAGTGTTTGCTCTATTTACCGTAACACTATTATATTTAGTAACACCAAAAGATTTAACTTCAACATTTCTCTCTACTGTTTCTCGTTCTGGCCCTGGTTGATCTTTCACCAACGTTTTAGAAATCTGTCGTAGCATTCTTGCTCGTTTACCGTTCATTACCTATCTCCTGTAATATGATTGTAAATATCATACCAGTTATTGAACACTGGTATCCACTCTTCATCAGCAAGAGCCAAGTCAGTGTAGTCATGCTTAACAAGTATTGATTGTAGACTAGCTACTTCTCGACCCACAAGGGCATTCTCTAGCTTATCTTCAATCCAAAAACAATCAGTGTCTTTCCACTTCTTCAATGCTTTGTATTTATGATCGCCTGTATTCAACAACGTGAATCCGTCAAACACATTACCGTAAAGGTTTGTTAGGTTTTGAATACGTAATTGGTTAGCTGCGTACTGATCTGATTGAGAAGATATAGCGTGAAACATATATCCGTGATCGGTGTGTAATTTCTTAACGTACTTAACTGCATCTCTAAGAGGGGGCAATGTGGACATCATAGCACTTTCATTAAACATTTTAATGAGAACTCTAGCAAACTTCTTATCTAAATTATATCGTTTGGCTATCGAGTACTCGGCCCAATCAATCTCAACGTCATCACTCAATAGAGGATAATGTCTTGTTATGTATCTGTGGAATGAGTCTTCCCAGTCAAGGAGTACACCGTCAACATCAACTAGTATTATTTTATTATTCATTACATTATTATAGTATAGTTAGAGTGAAAAGTCAACAGATATATTAAGTATTTCTTCGTTAATTCTGCTCCATGATACAATTTGCTTCAATTGGTTGGAGTGTACGATCCATCATCTGTCTCCGTTCAATTCTTACCATTCTATATCCCTCTTTTATACAGAAAATATTAACAATACCAGCATCTATAGAGTGGTGGAATCCACCTGTTGTATAATGACCTAAGATGTTTGTAAAAACAGACTTTTCGTTACCAAGTATCGAAAATAGAATAACTGCTTTATTCACACCTCGCCCATTCGAGTCTCTTACAAAACCAAAGAAAGGCGAACCCATCTCAGGATACTCTTTAAGTCCATGTAGTGCCAACTCTTCAAAAAAGTCACCACCGTTACCAAGTGCCGGATTTGAAACCAGCATCAAAAGTAATACTAGACTAGTTATCTTCGATATAATCTTTAACTGCTTCATATCGTGTCTTCTTACCATCTTTGTATGCAATCAATCGTTGCTTACGGTTATCGCCTTCTTCCTTCAAAGAGCAATGAACCCAACCTGAGTTCTCGCCTTCTTCAGGATTATAAAACTCAAGAATGAGTTGGTCAAATTCTAGATTATCACCAATCCAATCTGCAAGTTCCAAATTTGGTACTCCCATTATCTCAAAGTCAACGGCTTGACCGTTGCAATGTTGAGACTTAGAAGAACCACCAACTGCTTTATTAAGTGCAGGACTTCTGTAACCCGAATTAATCTTTACAGGTTTACCGAAATGCTCTCGTACTACTTGCAAGACATTCTCTACAATATATTTGAGATTGGTCATGTGTTCGCCTTGAGGAGTATTATCAATACCTTTCTTTTTCGCTGTATTCGATTTAGTAAATTCTGCTAGTACAAAGTTCTTTGATAACTTCATTTTATTCTCCATTAATAGCTTTTTTTGTTCTTAACATTTCTTTTGTCATAATGTACTCACGAACAAAATCGCTTCTTACGATATCGTCCCACGTAAATTCAATATGGGTAACATCTTTTACAAGTCCGAATATTGATAGGAATGCGTTGATTCCATTTTTGTCGCCCAACTTTGTGAAGTCACTTTGGTAATAATCTCCACATAAAATTACTCTGGTATTTATACCCGCACGAGTTATTATACTATCTAATTCATGAAAAGTCAAGTTCTGACATTCGTCTACAAGGATAATCTGATTATCAAGTGTAGTTCCTCTTATGAACGAGGTTGATAGGAAATCAACTGCTCCTTGGTCTACTAGACTGCCGTATGCACTTTTTTGATTGAATAATTGTGAACAAATATTAATATAAGGAGCTCTATAAGCGTCTAACTTTTCATCAATAGAACCAGGAAGAAATCCTATCTCTCGAGTAGGAACGATTGATCTAACAATGCTTACCTTGGTTTGTTGTTCTTTACTTAATACAGTTTGTAGGGCTAAGTATAACGCCGCAAAGGTCTTTCCGGTTCCTGCTGAACCAGATAGAATGAGATGGCCACCTTTCTGCCAAGTTCGATAGGTTAATGTCTGATTAGGGGTTAATGGCTCAAATCTAATCAGTTGTCTTTCACGAAGAGCTTTATTAGGAGTCTCCGTATTATATATTTTTCGACTCATAGTTTGATGGTATTTCCCTTTCCTGATCCTTTTTTAATCTGTCCCAACATATCCTTCCAACCATTGTCGGTATGTCTAAGGGCTCCAGTGTCTCCTACTCCACCCACGATGTTTGGAGCTCCTGTTACTTGTTTCCACTCACCCTCTTTTACAAGAGCTTCCATCGCAGCGATGGATATGAAATCTTCTTTCTCTTCATTAGTTTTAATATTACGAAATGTATATGTTGGCATTTTTCACTCCTAAGGAAATGGCCCTCGATCTATTCAGTCTCACTATTTATCGAGGGCCACCAGATACGGATCACCCCCTTAAATACAGTTGCTTTGTTCTACTCGGTCAGTATGTTCTACTTCATTAATATGTTGTTGTAAGAAGTCACGCTTCTTCATTATCTTATGAGCGAGATCGGGATCTCCCTTTCTCTTAACTTTATGAATGTAATGATCTAACGCCTTTACATCTTGTTTCAGCCTTTGCATTTTGCCCATATTTTGTTTCCTTCGGTTTAGTGTTAAACGAAGGTAGGGTATTACGCGTCATACCCTACCGCTTTATCAGATCGGGATACGCCTCCTTTACGATTGGTTTTGTTATACCTTTTAGAGATTTCTTATCTTTCATAAGAATAAGAATCTCCGCTTCTTCGGGTCGAACAGTCTCTAACATACCGATAAAGATGTTTTCCCTTTTCACGGAAGTCATCCCAGGTGCAGGACCTCCTTTAACTAAGTACTTGTAATTTAGATTAGTTTTATTAAGACTCTGAGCAGCTGACTCGGCTAAACATCCGTTGTATGGGGGTTTACCTTCAGGCAACAAGAATTGGATACTCTCGTCGTATATGCATCTTAGGATATCTTTTACGGGCCAGGTGTTGTTCTGTTGCAAAATCTTAATCTTATCCTTTTTAGTCTTAGCTTTCGCTACGAGTTCAAAGATTTCATAAACCATTTTAGGGTTATTATAAGCCATAATATATTCCTCTTATTTTATATTTATAGTGTGACCAAGCCTTGCTCGATCAAAATTTGACGATTATCTAAATGCTCCTGAGCAATATCGTCTTTAGATTGCCCAAAATAAGCTACGCCAATACTTTTTTGTATCATTAGTTGACATAACCGTTGTTGCTCACCTTCGTGTTCTACCACAAAGTCTCCGAGAATTCTACCGAACTTACCGGTACCATCTTTGAATGTAATTAGTTCTTGTTTACTTCCAACTGGTATAAAGCTCTTTACGTATTCTTTAGCATACTTGCCAAACACTTTCTCTTGTTTATCTGATGTTCTGGATTCTGGAGTATCAATACCCATGAATCTAATTCTTTGGTTTTTTAACCAAACATCAAACCCTAAATCAATATCTACGTCAGCGGTATCACCGTCAACTACTTTCCTTACTATAACGTCATAAGTGTAATCACTCATTACATACTCCTAGTTTTTAAATGTGCAACAGACACTTTGTTTATTCTACAGTTGATGATACCATTATAAAAGTCGTCTCTTAACAAGACGTCGTTGTCAAATTGTAACTTCGCTTCAAAGTAAGAACACTCTCCTTTGGTTTTACACAACATTAAAATCTCTCGTGTATAGTTTTCTGGATTAGCGGCTGATTGCTCTTTAAGAGTTTCGCTAGAGCTATAATACTTTTGCCAATCAGATTCAACTAAGGTCCTTTTTCTTTTCTTACGCTTCTTAGTGATAGGAAGTATCTTTTTAGACCAAAAAAACTTCTTACCAATATACTTTTTATCAGTGTCGTTTTCAGTAATCATGTAAACGAAACCGAGATAATCTTTTAGTTGTTCACCTTGTAGGGTGAACTCTTCACCATTATATAACCACATACCTTATATAGGGTCGTCATTCCTGTCTTCTAAAAAGGTAATCTCTGCATCCGATCCGCACATTGGACAACACACTGGTGTGTCGTCATCCTCCGGTTGAGTTGTGACACACGTGAACATATCACACATGTCGCATTGTACTGCGTATTGATTGTTCTCCTTACCCATTCGCTTTCCCCCAAACATCTTCCCAGTCTCCGGAAAGTGCGCCCTTCGCATAGTCAGTAGCTCTGTTCTCAAAAAAGTTTGTATGAGTTGGAGCATTTATCATTTCTTCTACCCAAAGGAGCGGATTTTTCTTTACCTTAAAGATACCTTTAAGACCTAGACTAATTAAACGTCTATCAGCTATATATCTAATATATGTCTTTACGTCCTCACTAGTTAAATCTTCCATTGGGCTGATAGCAAAGGCAAGATCAATAAACTTGTCTTCGAGCTCAACCATTTTTGTTGCTATGGTATAAATTTGACCTTTAAGTTTATCATTCCATATATCTAGGTTTTCCTCGACATAGGTTCTGAAAAGCTTAATCATGGCTTCACAATGTTGTGTCTCATCCACGATAGACCACGTAACAATCTGACCCATGCCTTTCATCTTACCATGCCGAGGAAAATTCAAGAGCATGATGAATGAACTGAATAGTTGCATACCTTCTGTGAAGGCACTGAATGCCGCTATGTTTGTAGCAATAGATTCTCTGCTACCATTATTATTAGACATATTCATGAAGTATTCATGCTTATCTCTCATAGCATCATATTCTAGAAATTCATTATACGTAGCTTCAGGCATACCTAAGGTTTCAATTAGATGTGAATAAGCAGCTATGTGTAATGCTTCTCTAGCGGCAAAACCGCAGAGCATCATTCTTACTTCAGGTTGTGGGAAGTGAGGTAGATAGTTATTAACATAACCACCAGCAACATCTATATCACCCTGAGTAAAGAATCTAAAGATGTTAGTAAGAAAGGTTTGTTCTTCTGTAGTCATCCTACTCTTCCAATCTTTAACATCTTCAATCATAGGGACCTCTGTATGAAGCCAATGACTTTGTTCATGTTTAAGCCAAGCGTTATAGGCCCATGGATAGTTGAATGGTTTGAAGTACGATCGTTCGTCTTGTAATGTTATTGCTTTAGTTATCATATATTATCCCTCGCATGCCAAGCAAATGTCGTCTGTAACGAGAGCCGTCATATCAATTTCTTTAATTACTTGTCTTTCAATTCGCTGTGTAATTTTATCAGCCTTTCCTAATTTCTCGGACCGGCAATAGTACAACGTTTTTAACCCTGACTTCCAAGCTTGAAAATGAACGGCGTGTAGATAAACTACACTAGCGTCCGGCCGGAAGAACACGTTTAAGGATTGTCCTTGATCTATAGACTCCTGTCTCTTAGCGGCATGATCAATAATCCATCTCTGATCTATTTCCATAGCCGTCTTATACACATCTTTTTCACTTGCTGTTAAGAATTTAAGATGTTGTACAGAACCATCAGTAGACATTATTGAGGACCAGATCTCGTCTATTGATTGTTTTGTTTCGCCTTCTTCAATCTTATGTCGTAGAAGATTTTCCAGATGCTTATTTTTATTAAGATGAGCTCCAGAGAGGGTATCTTGCCGATACGCGTTGGCACGATACGGTTCAATGGACGGCGAAGTGTTTCCCATAATAATACTACTAGATGCGTTAGGAGCAATAGCCATAACATGGCTAAACCGCAGTCCTGTGCCGTCAGCGTCTGGCGCTTCGCCTCTTTGTTCACCAAGTTCCAAGTTTGCTTCATCCAATCTCCCCCTTATATGTTTGAACATTCGAATATTTGCACCTGTAGCCATGGCGCTTTCCCAAGGTAAATTATTCTTTTGAAGATAAGCATGATAACCTAAAGCTCCTACCCCAATTGATCTTTCTCTCATAGCAGAGTACTTAGCCCTTGCTACATGATCGGGAGCGTTATCGATAAAGTGTTGAAGAACATTATCCAACATCTCCGCGATATCTTTTAGGAACTGCTTATTTCTACTCCAAGAATCATAATATTCTAGGTTGACTGATGATAGACAACAAACAGCAGTCCGATCTTTACTTGTAGGTAAGATGATCTCAGAACAAAGATTAGATTGATGAATCTTTAATCCGCGGTCTTTTAGATGTTGTGGCATCTTGTCGTTAGACGTGTCAATGAAATGAATATACGGTTCGCCTGTTTCCATACGAAGCTCGAGGATCTTAGACCACAATTCTTTAGCTGAGACACTATCTCTTGTTTCACCGCTATTAGGATCAATTAGATTCCATGTATCATCGATCTCCGAATCAATCATACTTCTCTCTATAAGATCCATGAATCTATCAGATATATTAACACCATGATGCATATTAAGACACCGGAGATTCTGATCTCCGGTTGGTTTACGCATTTCTAAAAATGGGATAATATCTGGATGAGAAATATCAAGATAAGCAGCATAACTGCCCCTTCGAGTACTACCTTGACGATAGGCCAAAGAAGACGCATCATAAATTTTAAGATGAGGCATAACACCAGTAGACTTATCGTCAGCACTACGTATTCCAAAACCAATTCCTACTCCTCCTCCCAACATTGAGAGCCAATTTGTTTCAGTTAAATTCTGAACCAATCCTTCTGAACTATCGTGTATGTAATTCAGAAAGCATGATATAGGTTGACCTTTGTCAGTTCTACCATAAGATAGAATGGGAGTAGAATACGATAACCAATGTTTAGAGGCATAGTCGTATAGTCGTTGTGCGTGTTCTAGATTGGAAGCAAATGTCTTGCTTACGAAGGCAAAGCGATGTTGAGGAGACTCTTCGTCTTCCTTCATGTAGCTCTCTCGCAAACGTTGCAAACCTAATTTGTCAAACAATTCATCCTTAGTTAGATCAATTTCAATATCTAGGTAGGTCTGTTTCGCCATGGTTAATCCTTACAATATATTATATAGTATACACCATTAATCACCTAAAGGCAACTAAAATGGGGTTTAAATTGATTTTATGAGTTTTGTTTCACCAGAGACTTGGTCTCTAATGGTTACTTTGCAGTTTTTATTGTCTTTTATATATTGGAGCATCTTATCTTCGTAGATGCCTGCGCCAATATATTTGACCCAACGCTCGTATTTTACTCGTTCATTGTTTTCAAATCTTTTAAATACATGAGAAGGAACGTCAAAGACCTTTCTCTTCTTTTTCTTTTTTACTACAATACCGTCAGCCCCAGCACCTGCAACACTGGGCGTACTTGATCCTGGTAGATCTTCGTCTATAATATGGCTGTGCCATTGCATAAAGGTTTTCATAAGATGTTCCATTATTGATAATCGCTTTTGTGCTTTGTCTCGCCTCTCTTCATCGCCTTCTTCTTATCTTTCTCTGTCTTAGGTCTGTAAGGCCCTTTTGGATCTCGAACAGCTTTAGCTGACCAAGATTTAAACTTTTGTATTGTTCTTCGTGCACGTCTTTTAGTCACCGGACTAACTCCCCCGTCGTAACATAGATTGGTTGCAAGGTTGGCATGTGTATAGCTTCGTATACGGGTATGCCAAAGACTTCTCCCACAGGCGCATTGCTTTCTGTAACTCGCACTTTATCAAACTTGTACACTATGTCTTCTAGTGTGCTATTCAGTAACTTCTCTTCTTTCACTCTGTAAATTCCAGGGGACAGTTTATTACCTTCTATTATAAACCATTCTGACTGTTCAGTCAACAGGTCAGCGACTTCCATTCCCGATTCTTTTAGAATCCGGTCCATGTGTTGGTCTGAGATCTTATACGTTTCTTTTAACAGAAAAAGAGCAGCTGCGTAGCTACCCACTTTGCCGCCAGGTATTAATTTCTTTATATTAAAAACTAATCTGTGGAATGCATTGTATGCACTTTTTTCTTCGGAGGTTTTAATAGGCTTAGCTTTAATCCGCTTACCTGCCTCGTCAATTATTCCTAGTTTAAAGGCTGTAGTTTTATCGAACGGTGTAACAAGTAGCTTCAGGAATCGAAACGTGTATACTAAATCTCCTGCTCTCGTTAAAAGTGACATCCTATGTTTTCCTTAGTGCATCTATGACTATTGGATCCATTACTATTCCAATCATATCATTTTGTTTTATAACTTTTAAATATATCAAAAAAGGTTTCACTATTGGCCAATGCTGATCGTCTAACCGAAAATCAAGCAGCTTAATGCCAGCCGGTATAGTAAAAACATTAAAGATCACTATCAGATGATTAAGTATCAATCTCTCTGATAAGCCATCTGTTTCTATATAACGATTAAGTAACCTTTTAATATATTTGATTCTCTTTAAGTCCTCAAAGAACTCTTCAGAATCAATACATTTAGGGTTGTAATAATGTTTTGCAGCATACAGAACAAAATTACTGTCATTAAGTTGATCAAACAATTGCATAAAGTAGTCCTTTGTTGTATAGTATTATCTATACAAGAACTTTTTTCAATTGTTCAACCATTTTAGCCTTTGTTAATCGTCGATTTAGTTCAACACCATGTTCGTTACCAAGGGATTCGAGTTGTACTTTAGTCATCTTCCCTAAAGCTACATTACCGATTGGAGCTTCAGTAAGTAGTTCAGCTGGATCGACAGTAATGGTATCACCTGTATACATAGTATACAAATTCTCATCACTGGTACTAATAGTATACAAATTCTCATCAACCGCTTCAGGGTTAAAAGTGGGAGCTTCAGGTACAATACCATGATATTGATTCAACTCCGCTTGTTTATGTTTCCGTGCAATCAACAATTCGCCATCGGTTGTTTCCCAACCTCTGGTTGTGGGTATTGCATCGGTTGCCCAACCGGGTGCTTTAATTTTCGCCATTATCTATTTCCTCTTTTATTTAACTGAACCTTTTACTGGTTTTACAACAGCAGCATCGCCGCCTTTAGCATCACCAG